TAGGAGGCTCTGAGACGCCCCTAGAGGACATTCATAGCTGGAACATGCATAACCTATTTAATGCGGGTACAACACGCGAGGAAGCCAAACAGAAGTTCTTTTCGTGGTTATATGATGAGAACAAAACCAACCCGAAACTTTCCAAGTATTATGACCGAGATAAGGTGCGCGAGATGTATTGGGATGGAGAAAATGTCAGAACTATGTTTGGCCGAGAAATCGAAGCAGATCGCAAACACGCTCTAAACTACATTATTCAGAGTACAACAGCAGAACTCGTGCTCCGTCAAGTAATTAAAATTCACGATATGCTACGAGATAAGCAGTCTTTCATAGCATTTACAATTCACGACAATATTGTGCTTGACATGAAGGCAGAAGAGCGTTATAATATACCTATGATAATCGAAGAGTTTTCCAATACTGAGTTGGGCAAGTTTATGGTCAATGTAAAAGCCGGAAAGGACTTCGGCAGCTTAAGGACACTAAATCTATGAATATTATTGGACTAGGAAAAGCAGGCTGTAATATCGCCGATGCCTTTACACAATACTCTCAATATAAAATATATAAAATTGATGTAGGGCTGGAAGGCACCCGCTGTTTGAGCGTCAAAAAGCAAAAAGGACCAGAAGAATACGAAGCTAATGCGCCATCAATGAAAACCTTTTTCAAAAATGTCAAAGGTGAGGTAATTCTCATAATTGGCGGCTCGGGAGCAATTTCGGCAATGTGTCTCCGTATTATGGAGCAACTCAAACCTTCTTGTGAACTCAGTGTGATATACATCCGCCCCGACATCCAATTATTGAGTGAAGAAAAGAAAATGCATGAAAGAGTCACATATAACGTACTGCAAGAGTATGCTCGTTCTGGCCAAATTAAAGATATCTGTCTTATTAGCAACCCTCAACTGGAAAATATTCTTGACAACGTTCCTATTATGGGTTATTATGATAAACTGAACGAGCTGATTGTATCAACAATTCACATGACTAATGTCTACAAGAACACAGATCCAGTTATGGGCGCACTAAGTGGCCCGGGAAAAACTAAAAGAATTTATACAGTTGGAATCTTCGATATCGAGAATAATCAAGAAAAATTGTTTTTTCCCCTTGACACAGTGCGCGAAAGGGGTTATATTTATAGTATCAGTAAGGACAGGCTCCAATCGGAAAGTGGTTTGCACAAACAAATTACTTCCCAAATGAAAGAAAAACTTTTAGATGAAAATATGAACGTTTCTTTCGGAGTCTTCCCGACTGAGTATAACGCGGATTATGGGTACGTTTTGTCCTATAGTCCAAGCATTCAAAGCTAGTAGAACAGGAAATTTGCTGTTCTAACTCTATTAACAAAAAAGGAAAAGTAAAAAATGGCTATTGATCTAAATAAGATGCGCTCCAAATTGGAAGCGATTAACAACCGAGGCGAGAAGAGGGATTCTGCTTTTTGGCGACCGGACGACGGAGAACAAACAATTCGTATCGTCCCTACTGCTGATGGCGACCCCTTTAAAGAGTATTGGTTTCACTACAACTTGGGTAAGAACCCCGGCTTTCTCAGTCCGAAGCGCAACTTCGGTATTGAGGATCCCCTGAACGATTTTGTTCGTCAGCTTTTCAACGAAAAGACCGACAGCTCTATCAAGATGGCTAAGGATCTCATGGCCCGTCAACGTTTCTTCGCACCAGTATTGGTTCGTGGAGAGGAAGACAAAGGTGTTCGTATCTGGGGCTTCGGAAAGATGGCCTATCAGGAACTTTTGAACCTTGTGCTCAACCCTGAATATGGTGATATTACCGATACTGAAGCAGGTACTGATCTTGTCCTCAAATATGGTAAGCCAGCAGGAGCACAATTCCCGCAGACTACCTTAACCCCCCGCCGGCGTACATCACCTTTGTGTGATGAAACTCTCGGAGGTCCCGAGAAGTCCGCGGAACTTCTTGAGAACATTCCAGACTTTGATGGTCTGTTTACCCGCAAAACCCCAGAGGAGATTCAAACTATGCTAGACGAATGGCTAGCCGGCGAAGAAGATGGCTCTGAGGACGTTGTCAAATACGACAGCAAGGGCACGACAACTTCGGTTGATTCGGCCTTCAATGAACTAATGAACGCATAAAGGAGAAAAATTATGTTTAGTTTTCTAACTCGTGATCATGTTTATGGCACAATCTTTGGTGTCGCTCTAATGAGCGGCCTCGCATTCCTAACGGGATGTGGAGACGCGGAAGAGGATACAGCTGATACAGCTGTTTACTCGACCACTACCACTGAGACTGCTGCAAGCACGACCGTAACTGAGACTGGTACTACGACTGGCACGACCACTGGCACAACCACTGGCACGACCACCGGAACCACAACTGGCACCACAACTGGTACCACAACTGGAACTGGCACCTCGACAGGTACCTGATCAGTAACCCACAGGGAGGCATAGGGTTATCAGGTGCCTCATTTTAATTTAAAAAGGAAGATATTATGAGTGAAGAGAGAAAATTTGATTTTAACATCGCAATTGGTCTGGCTATTATTGCTGTTATCACCACAGGGTGGTTTGCAATGGGTTACGGAAACAATAGCGATACACAGGTAGTCGCAACTGTCGAGGTCCCCACAAAGGTGGTACCTGTAGTCGCAACTATTCTAAATGATGAGGTTGTAGAAATTGTTGTTGTGACAGCAGACCCTACTAATCTCCCTGATGAAGATGAGTCGAATATCGCGGATATTGCAAACGCAGAAAACGCGGAGTAATCCCCCCCACCGCAGGGAGGCATGGGTTTATAGATGCCTCACCATTTTTACCAACAAAAGTCAATGCCATAGGGAGCAAATATGACAAAACAATCATTCTACGACAAAATTAAAGCACTTGGTGCTACAGACGAAACAGACGTTAACTTTTCTTGGGAGGAGGGCTGTGATGTCTTCCACTACAATGAAACCCACGTTGAGACAGCTATGGGCGAAACAGGAGCAGCTTATGTTCTTGCCGAAGCCGTTACAGAGAAGGGAAGCGTTTTTTATGACAAGGGTAACTCCGTTATTGAAACGCTGCGAGAAGACGGTTTGCTCGATGACTATGAGCGAGGCGACGAGAACTTTACTGATTTTGTTTCCGAGGTAATCGGCGAATCGTTTTACGAATACGACTGGATTGAGCAATCAACTCAGCGCTTCGATCACAAGCGAGGTTGGACAGATCTTTCTATGGAGCTCAGTGTTCCACTGGGACACCTCAAAGAGGATAGCTACAATCACAACCCGCTGCCGGGCTGGACTTGTCAAGTCCGTGATGGTAAGGGCAACCTCGTAACTTTGGGCGCTTAAATGGCGAAAGCTAAGAAGCTAAAGGCAGGTAAGCTTTCAATCGCAGACATGCGAAAGATTATTAATAAGAAAGCGGGTGTTACTGTAGCCCATGACTTAGGTGGGTCAAACCCCACAGAGGTCAAAGAGTGGATTCCGACTGGCTCGCGCTGGTTGAACTCTATTGTCGCCCGAGGCAAATACGCTGGTATACCGATTGGTAAAATCAGCGAGATTGCCGGCCTTTCAGCTTCGGGGAAGTCGTATATGGCGGCTCAAATCGCAGGCAACGCCCAGAAAATGGGGATTGATGTTATTTATTTTGATTCAGAGTCCGCCGTCGATCCTAGCTTTTTGGCAGGGGCTGGGTGTGATGTAGCAAACTTGCTTTATATCCAAGCACAGTCAGTTGAGTTCGTCTTGGAGACTATTGAAGAATTGTTGGGTAGCAATGAAAACCGAATGTTATTCATCTGGGATTCGCTCGCTATGACACCGGCCATTACCGACATTGAGGGTGACTTTAACCCTCTATCCAGCATGGCGGTTAAGCCTCGTATCCTATCAAAGGGCTTCGCTAAGCTCGTGGTTCCGATTGCTAACTCGCAATCAACGCTGCTCATTCTGAACCAATTGAAAACAAATATTACAATGAACATCGCAGAGGCCCGTTTGGAGCCCTATTTCACCCCCGGTGGAAAAGCTGCTATTTACGCCTATTCTCTTCGAATCTGGCTAACAGCCCGTCGAGGAAAAGCTAGCTTTATTTATGATGACAAAGGCTTCCGTATTGGCACCGAGGTTAAAGCAAAGATTAAGAAATCTCGGTTTGGCTCAGATGCTCGTGAATGTACTTTCAAGATTATGTGGGCAGGGGAGGATGTGAAGATTCAGGATGAAGAATCATGGTTGGAAGCTATTAAGAGTTCCAAACATATCACCAACGCCGGCGCGTGGTTTACTCTTGCTCACGAAGACGGTTCGGGAGAAAAGTTCCAAACTGCTACTTGGATGAAAAAGCTTGAGGACGAAAAGTTTCGGGATAGAATTTTGCAGATTATGGAAGAGGAAGTTATCCTCAAATTCGAGAAGAAAGAAGTTGACGCTAAAGAGTTTTACAATATTGACGGCGACGATGAATAAACTCCATTTTGGTGCGTCTAATAAAGACAAGCAGCTTTAGGAGGCTCATTATGAAGTTAATCTTTTCTTTTTTCATTGCTTTGGGAATGATGTTCGGTACTGTACAAGAGGCCGAAGCAAAAACAACCGTAAGGACAACAGTCCACAAGGTTTGCACTGTGCAAAAACAATATGTACCTGCACATTACAACCGAAGTGGATACTGGATTCGCAGACATTATAAAAATGTTACAGTCTGCAAGAATGTACCTCGCACGGTAATTCATAAAACCCATCGTCACTCACACCAACATTATCATAACCATAATCGCGGTGTAAGGTTCACAATCAAACTTTAATTTATTTGTGCTTGACACGGCCCTCTGATCATGTTATATTATAGAAGATCAGGGGGATCTTTATGAAACGCGTAGTAGTAATTGACGCACTAAATATGTTTATTCGGAATTACATTGTTAATCCGATGATTTCAACCAACGGCAATCCAATAGGAGGGTCAGTTGGTTTTGTTAACTCCGTCAAGAAATTGATGAGAGAGTCTAAGCCAGACCAAGTTATTATTTGCTGGGATGGTGCTGGAGGCTCCCAAAAGCGTCGCCAGACGGTTAAGGAGTACAAGCAGGGCCGCAAGCCTCTGCGTAAGAATTATAAAGTTGAGGGCATGGACAAGCAGTCCGAAAAAGAGAATATGGTATGGCAACAACGTATTCTTATGGAGATGCTAAACGAGATGCCTATTATCCAACTTATGTTGGACAGGGTTGAAGCCGACGATATCATTTCAATGATTGCCGGCTCACCAAAGTACAAAGGGTGGCAAAAGGTTATTATCTCTTCAGATAAAGATTTTCTCCAGTTGCTCAACGAGGAAACAGTATTATATCGCCCAATCCAGAAGAAGGCTTGGACAAAGAATACAGTGATTGAGGAATACGGAATCTCTCCGGAAAATTTTGTTATTGCCCGGGCAATTGCAGGCGATAAATCCGACAACCTCGCAGGAATCAAGGGTGCGGGTCTACCAACCATCGCAAAACGGCTATCTTTTCTTATTGATGACGAGATGCATACACTTAGCAAAGTTTACGACCATTGTGCTAATGCCGAGGGCAAACTTAAGTTTTTTGAGAGGATCGTTGAGGATTGGGATAGGGTGAAAACAAACTATAAGGTTATGAATCTTACACCACCATGCATATCTGTACAGGGCCGCAAAAAGGTAAATTATGCACTCGACAACTTTGAGTTTGAATTAAACGCAACCGAGTTAAAACGATGTTCAGTAGAACACGGCTTTGGTTCTTACGATTGGTCCGAGCTCATGGCTATGCTCCGCGGAATCGTTGAGAAAAACAAGTAAAAAGGCTTGACAGCCGGCCATGGATAGGCTATAATAATAATCCGTGGGGGATTTAGTGAATAATACAGAGAAGCCGAGTTTTAGTAAATATGGTAAAGATTTTCAAGAGTCTTTATGTCAGATGATCCTACAGGACCGTCCATTTGCAGATCAGATTATGGAAGTCTTGGATATCGGTTTTCTTGAGCTACGCTATCTCCGAGTATTCGTGCAAAAGGTTATGGACTATCGGAGCAAGTATGAGGTACACCCTACATACAAGACGATGATTTCTATCATCCGAGCCGATATTGAAGAAGAAAATGCTGCTACACAACAGCAAATAAGAAATTACTTTGCCAGAATCCATGATACACAAGTAAGTGGGTCAGATTATGTAAAGAATATTGCGCTTGATTTCTGTCGCAAACAAAAATTAAAAGAAGCGATGATTAAATCGGTTCCTTTACTAGAGAAATCGTCTTTTGATGAAATTGCAAAGATTATCAATGATGCGATTAAAATGGGCGACTCCTCCGACTTTGGATATGACTATCTAAAGGATTTCGAGAAAAGATTTGAACTCAAGGCGAGGAACCCAATAACCACAGGCTGGCAGGAACTTGATGATCTATGCCGCGGCGGTCTTGGAAAAGGGGAGCTTGGAGTTGTTATCGCACCAACTGGTGCTGGGAAGTCAATGGTTTTGGTCCATCTCGGAGCACAAGCCATCATGATGGGCAAAACTGTAGTACACTATACTCTGGAGCTGTCGGATACGGTTGTTGCAGGTAGATATGATTCTTGTATTACAAAAATCCCGCTTAGTGAGCTACACTCGTTCAAGGAAGATATCTACGAACAAGTTCAAGACTTAGAAGGCACCCTTATCGTCAAAGAATATCCCACCAAGTCAGCATCGAGCAGGTCGATCCGTACTCACCTTGAAAAACTGAGAATGAGAGATATAATACCAGATATGATCATTATTGACTATGGTGATTTATTACGGCCTATTTCTGGAAAAAGTGAGAAAAGACATGAACTGGAATCTATTTATGAAGAGATGCGGGGTTTGGCGCAAGAATTTAATTGCACTTGTTGGACGGCATCACAAACAAATAGATCGGGACTCAATGCTGAAGTTATTACTATGGAATCCATTTCTGAAGCTTTCAACAAGTGTTTTGTCGCCGACTTTATATTTTCTCTATCAAGGACAGTAGAAGACAAACAATCAAATACAGGAAGATTTTTTGTTGCAAAGAATAGAAATGGACCTGATGGGTTAGTATTCCCAGTATCCATGGTAACAGCAAATGTGCAGATCGAGATTTTACAATCCACCGGTGAGGAACAAAGGGCGCTATCGTCGAGAGATCAGAGCGAGATACTTAAAGAGAAATATAAGAAGTTTAGAGATAATAAGAAAAAGAAGACTGAAGAAGGAGATCAACAGTAATGCAATTATCATCGGAAATACTATCAGACATCACAGTGCATATGAAATATGCAAGGTATTTAACGGACAAATACCGCAGGGAAACTTTTGAAGAACTTGTGGATCGCAATAAGGCGATGCACATTAAGAAATACCCTAAATTAGAAGAAGAGATTGAAGCAGCATACAAGTTTGTTTATCAAAAGAAAGTTCTTCCTTCAATGAGATCAATGCAATTTGGTGGCAAGCCCATCGAAGTTGCTCCAAACCGAGTGTTTAATTGTGCTTATATGCCGATTGACGATATCCGAGCATTTGGTGAAACCATGTTCCTCCTCTTAGGTGGAACAGGAGTCGGGTATTCAGTTCAGGCTCATCATGTTGAACAACTCCCAGAAATTAACAAACCTAATGGCAAGCGTACATACCGTTATCTTATTTCTGACTCTATCGAAGGTTGGGCAGACGCGGTAAAGGCACTTGTTGGTTCTTATTTCAAAGGTACTTCAAAAATCCGTTTTGATTTCTCCGATATTCGCCCTAAAGGATCTCGCTTGGTGACTTCTGGTGGCAAAGCCCCCGGACCACAACCTCTACGAGAGTGTCTCGTAAAATTGCGCGGGGTATTAGACACAAAAGAGAACGGTGACAAATTAAGCCCTATTGAGGTTCACGATATAATCTGTTATATAGCAGATGCAGTCCTAGCCGGCGGAATCCGTCGAGCAGCCCTCATCTCTCTATTCTCGGCAGACGACGATGAAATGATTTCTGCAAAAGCAGGGGACTGGTGGGAAGTCAATCCACAACGAGGTCGAGCAAATAACTCTGTTGTGCTTATGCGCCATATTATAACCAAAGACTTCTTTATGGACCTTTGGGACCGTGTAAAAGCAAGCGGAGCAGGAGAACCCGGTTTCTACTTTACTTTTGACAAAGACTGGGGCACCAACCCATGCTGTGAGATCGCCCTTCGTCCTTACCAGTTCTGTAATTTGACCGAGGTCAACGTATCGAATGTGGACACTCAGGAAGAATATGAAGCACGAGTTAAAGCAGCAGCGTTCATTGGGACACTACAAGCCTCATACACAGACTTCCATTACCTTCGTCCAGTGTGGCAGCGCAACACAGAGAAAGACTCTCTTATCGGGGTTTCGATGACCGGCATCGCCTCTGGGAATATTTTAAAGCTGGATATGAAGGCCGGCGCCAAGGCTGTGAAAGAGGAGAACAAGCGTGTCGCTGGTCTTCTTGGAATCAACCCCGCCGCACGAACAACCTGCGTTAAACCTGCTGGAACTACCTCCTTGACACTTGGAACATCCTCTGGTATTCATGCTTGGCATAGCGACCACTATATCCGTCGAATTCGCGTCGGCAAGAATGAGGCCATCTATCAATATCTGGCAGACAATCATCCAGAACTAGTGGAAGACGAGTTTTTCCGCCCTCATGACACCGCCGTTATCTCGGCGCCGCAACAAGCACCAGAAAACGCCATAACACGCTCTGAGACGGCCTTAGACCTGCTCAATCGAGTAAAGAGGGTTAGTGCAGAGTGGGTGAAGCCGGGACACCGGAAGGGCCAAAATACTCATAATGTGAGCGCAACCGTCACCATCAAAGAAAATGAGTGGGAGGAGGTTGGAGAATGGATGTGGGTGAACCGAGGAGCTTATAACGGTCTCTCCGTACTACCGCACTCCGAACACAGCTATAAACAAGCACCGTTTGAGGACTGTGATGAGGATACATACAACGAGATGATGAAGTCTCTACTTTCCGTAGAGCTTACTAACATCGTCGAGATGCAAGATGACACAGATCTCCAAGGAGAGCTTGCTTGTGCTGGCGGAGCATGTGAGATTAAATAAATGCTTGACATAGAGATCAAGATAAGTTATAATATAGAAACAAGACAATGGAGTTGAGAATGGTTTTAAACCCTAAAAATAGTTGGATTCAAGTTGACCTTTCTTTTGACAAGAAAGAAGAAGAAGTAGAAAAGAGTATTATTGCTCTGCCAGATGATTACAAGCCGGCCCAAAAACAGTTTAAGGCAGTTTCGGTTAAAACAGACCCTGAAAAGGAGTATCAATACGGAGACGTAATTGTTGTTCCAACTCATGTAGTGAGAGAAGTAGAGATTCGAGATAATACCTTTTATCTTATCGAGCGAAACCACATTATGGCCGTTGTGAGAAACTAGTGACCAACCCGGAGGCATACAAAGCTCAACAAGAGTGGATTTCTGCTACGGTCCCCGCACCAAAGAACTATCCAAAAGAAAACGTTGACCACCCAAACCATTATGGTGGGAGTGACAACCCTTATGAAGCTATCAAGATTATTGAAGCTTGGGGCCTTAACTTCCACTTGGGAAATGTATTCAAATATATATCGAGGGCTGGAAAAAAGAATAAAGACACAATTGAAGATTTAAAAAAAGC